GAACGTGGTGACACTGGAAATTTTTTAAACTTACCTTACCACAATCAAATGAAAGGACTACGATATGCTATCAACGATACTGGCGCCGGTTGTACACTTGAGGAATTTTATAAGCTCTATGATGTTCTGGCTTGCAGAAAAGAAGAGGTGGAACAAATTAAAACGGAAGAGAAAAAAATAGAAGAAGCTTTCCCTGGAGGACCCCCTTGCTTAAACAAATTAGCATCAATTGGTTTTGGTGAGGGTTCCAGAAATAATGCATTATTTAATGTTGCAGTATATTACAAACAATCACATCCAGATAGTTGGGAAGATGAAATTGTAAAAGCTAATATGAAATTTATGGATCCTCCATTAAATAATAATGAGGTGCAACAATTAATTAAATCAGTAAATAGAAAAGGTTATGACAAATACAGATGTAAAGATGCACCTATCAATGCAGTATGTCAGTCTGGTTTATGTAGAACAAAAAGATTTGGTGTAGGTTTTGGCGAAGAAGAGATGCCAGTGTTAGGAAGTTTAACTAAATATACATCAACACCACCACAATGGTTTTTAAATGTAGATAAAACTCGAATAGAATTAAAATCAGAACAACTTTATAGTCCACCTTTGTTTGCTTTAGCGTGTTTAGATCAAGCTAATTTAATTGTACCTGTACCTAAACCTAAAGATTGGAAACAACATTTTTTAAAACCAATGATGCAGAACTTACAATCCGTAGAACCATTAGAGTCATTAAATCCTACTAATGAAATTACAGGACTCTTGCAAGATTGGACTACCAATAGACAGAGTGCAAGAACTATGGATGATATATTTAATAAACTTCCATACACAGAAGATGGTTTTACATATTTTAGAATGGAAGACTTTTATGCATTTCTTAAAAAAAATAACTGGGATATGGATAAAGTTAAGACAGGTAATTTAATTAAAAGATTAGATAATATTTTTATAGAAGAGACTAGATTAAGAGTTAAACAACAGCAACCAAGAGTTGTTAAAATTAAAACTATGAAAAAATTAGAAGCAGCAGTATCTAAAATACCATATCAACAGGATGATTTTTAATGCAATATTCTAAAGACGTAGGCATAAATTGGCATTTAAGATTTAGATTAATAATACAAGAACTAAAAGAAGAATTAGAAGTAACACAAATACAGCTATCAATAGCAGAAAGGAAACTAAAAAAGTATGAAGACAATAATACTAGGGCCTCCGGGAACGGGAAAAACAACAACGTTGTTAAACTTGGTGGACGAATTCATCCAACAGGGGATTAGACCTAGACAAATTGGGTACTTTTCGTTTACTAAAAAAGCCGCAACAGAGGCTGCTGATCGTGCTGCAGACAAGTTTGGACTAGATAAAGAGAACGATTTACCTTTCTTTAGAACTCTACATTCTTATGCTTTTAATCAGTTAGGTATGACTAAAGAAAAAATGATGAAAATAGAAGATTATAAAGAATTTGGGCAAAAATGTGGCATACCTATTAAAACAGCTAGATTTTCTAATGATGATGGTACATTTAATTCTGATAATGAATATCTTACAATTATAAATACAGCAGCTGTAAAACGAATGGATTTATTAGAATATTATGATTCTAGAAAAAATATATTAGACATAGAACGAAACACATTATTTTTATTAGCAGAAGAATTAAAAAGATTTAAAGAAGAAAAAAAATTAAAAGATTTTAATGATCTTATAGAAGACTTTATAAAAAAAGAAACACTTAATAAATTTGAAGTATTGTTTATTGATGAAGCACAAGACTTATCATTACTACAATGGGAGATGGTAAGAAAGATTTGGTCTAAAGCAGAGAAGACTTACATAGCAGGTGATGATGACCAAGCTATATTTAAATGGGCCGGTGCAGATGTGGATCACTTCATAGCATTAAAAGAAGAAGTAAATGACATTAAAGTATTAGATCAATCTTATCGTATACCAGGAGGACCCATACATGAATTATCACAAAGTATTATTAACAAAGTACAGAATAGATTTGTTAAAGAATATAAACCTAGAGAAGAAATAGGATTATTAAAAAGATATTCTGATATAACACAAGTAGATATGAGTCAAGGTAACTGGTTAGTATTGTCTTCTGCTAATTATTTTTTAGAAGATGCTAAAGATTTATGTGAAATACAAGGATGGTATTATCAATACAAAGGAATAAATTCTGTATCCTTAAAGTTATTACTTGCTTTAAATAACTGGGAACATTGGCGTAAAGGTGAGCTATTAAATCATTTAGAAATTAAAAATATTTATCAATATCTTGGATCTAATGTTTTAGTGGGGTTTCAGAAAGGTAAAACTTTACATTCGGACGCGAAGTATACACTAAAAGAATGTCAAGAACAACATGGATTAACAGTATCTGATGTATGGTTTAAATCTTTCGAAGGTTTAGATCCTATTACAGAAACTTACATTCGTAACATGAGGGCGAATGGTGAGCAGATAAATAAAAATCCTCGTATTAAAATGTCAACTATACACGCAGCGAAAGGAGGAGAAGCCGACAACGTTTTATTATTACAGGACCTAACAGGTGCAGCACTAGAAACTTTTAGTCATGACCCGGATGAATTACATAGATTATTTTATACCGGAGCGACGAGAGCGAAGCGTGAATTGCATTTACTAGATCCTAAAAACTTTGATAGAGCTTATATTATATGAAATGCTGGCACTGTAACACTGAACTAATATGGGGTGGTGACCATGATATAGAAGAAGAAAATGATACATACTCTATGGTAACAAATTTAAGTTGTCCGGAGTGTCATTGTTTTGTTGAAGTATATTATCCAAACGAAAATACACAAAAAGAATATGAAGATTATGAAAAGGAAAAAAATGACAAATAAAGATATATTTAAAAGAACAGCATATGATTCTTTAGAAGAACAAGTAGGTGGTAAACATTATAAAAATATGAAAATTCAACCTGCTGAATTCATTAACGAAAATAAGTTGCTTTTTGCAGAAGGCAACGCTATAAAGTATATATGTAGGCATTCCCTAAAGGGAGGTGTACAAGATATAGATAAAGCAATACATTATCTAGAAATGGTGAAAGAGAGAGATTACGAATGAGAAGAACCCAAATGCCTTTATTTGCACCCGAAACTGAATGGGTTGCACCACATGAACTAAAAGATTTATCAGGAGCCAAAGAAGTATCTATAGATTTAGAAACTTATGATCCAGAACTGACTACATTAGGATCAGGTAATGTCATAGGTAGAGGCCATATTGTAGGCGTTGCGGTGGCCGTAGAGGGCTGGTCAGGCTATTATCCGATAGGTCATGAGGGTGGTGGAAATATGGACAAAAAACTTGTTTTAGAATGGGTTCAAGATCTAGTTAATCAAGAGAAAACTACCTTTATATTTCACAATGCAATGTATGACGTTTGTTGGCTTCGATCTGCTGGTATAAAAATTAGAGGTAAGATTGTTGACACTATGATTGCAGCGTCTTTAATAGATGAGAATAGATTATCTTATGCATTAAATACGTTAGCAAAATTTTATGTAGGTATTGGTAAAGATGAAAAAGTATTACAAGAAGCAGCTAAAAGTTATTCAGTAAATCCTAAATCAGAAATGTATAAACTTCCTGCAATGTATGTAGGAGAATATGCTGAACGTGATGCTGAAGCTACATTAAAATTATGGCAAAGATTAATTGTTGAATTACATAACCAAGAACTTATGGATGTGTTTAACCTGGAGACAAAACTATTTCCTTGTTTAGTTGACATGAGATTCAAAGGCGTAAGAGTTGATCTTGAACATGCAGCTAATCTTAAAAAAAATCTAATGGAACGTGAAGCTAAAATCATTAGTAAAATCAAAGAGTTAACAGGAGTTGACGTAGAAATACATGCAGCAAGAAGTATCGCAAAAGCATTTGACAAATTAAAATTACCATACGACAGGACAGAAAAAAGTAATGAGCCTAGCTTTACTAAAAACTTTTTACAAAACCATCCACACGAATTAGCTAGATCTATTGCTGATGCAAGAGAGATTAACAAAGCGCATACAACTTTTATAGATTCAATTACAAAACATTCTGCCAAGGGTAGAATTCATGCAGACATAAATCAAATAAGATCAGATCAAGGTGGGACCGTGACTGGTAGATTCTCTATGTCTAATCCAAACTTACAGCAGATTCCAGCGAGGCACCCTGAACTTGGACCGATGATTAGATCTATATTTATTCCAGAAAAAAATACTACATGGGGGTCATTTGACTACTCACAACAAGAACCTAGAATTTTAGTACATTATGCAAAACTACAAAATTTAGATGGTGTTGATGAAATTGTAGATGCATACAATTCAGGAGATGCAGATTTTCACCAAGTAGTAGCAGATATGGCAGGTATTGAACGTAAGCAGGCCAAGACTATTAATTTAGGATTAATGTATGGAATGGGTAAAAATAAATTGATGTCTGAACTTGGTTTACAAAAAGAATCAGCAGAGAAATTAATAAGACAGTATCATGCAAAAGCTCCGTTTGTTAAAAAACTTATGGACAACGTAACTCGTAAAGCAGAAGACAGAGGTAAGATTAGAACTTTAGGTGGACGTGCGTGTCATTTTGATCTTTGGCAGCCAACACAATTTGGTATATTTAAACCTTTACCGTTAGAAATGGCCAGAAAAGAATATGATGAGCCATTGAAACGTGCGTTTACTTACAAAGCATTAAACAAATTAATACAAGGATCAGCAGCAGATATGACAAAGAAAAGTATGGTAGCTTTGTATGAAAATGGTATAATACCTCACATACAAATTCATGATGAGGTAGATATCTCTGTTGAATCTGATGCAAAAGCAGAACAAATAATTGAAATAATGGAGTCAGCTGTGGAATTAAAAGTACCTAATAAAGTTGACTACGAGTCAGGTGCTAACTGGGGTGAAATTAAGTAATGGCTTTTCTTAATGCAAACATTCCTCCTACTTATGCACAAATACGAAGGGAATATTTATATGACTGTAAAAAACATCATGGAGAAGTTGAAGACTGTATTGTCTTCGGCATCACAAGTATGGGCGGACGTGCAATACTCTGGCATGCTCTTATGGAAAACGGCGCAATATTTTATCGCCTCCCTATTAGTGCATTTATCCAACGCGGTTTCAAAGTCGAAGACGTACCACGAAGACGATTGGATGAACTGGAGTTGTGGAATTCTTTTAGCTATCATCCTGCTGTTACTAGTTGGTCTATTTTAAGCGCAGCTTCAGGAAAATATATTGGTAAAGATAAACAGTGGCACTATGGTGCATATCTTTTTACAGTTGACTGGGCACATCCAGATGCTAATATACTAGATACTGATCATTCAGAGATCCCACACGAACATAAGTGTGCACACATCATCGCTCTAGATGATGGAAATTATGCGGCTCAACCAAACAATAGATGTATTTGGGACCTACCTTCATTTACAGTGAAAGATAGTACGCCTGATTGGAAAGTACAGACTAATGAATGGAATGTAGAGGATACCGGAGCGTGGAAGACTGAAGACACCGACAATTTCTTTTATGAAATTGAAGAAAAAAAATGAGGAATTTAAACTATGAACATTGCAGAACTATTCAAAAAGAATTTTATATTGGTACCAGTAATAGCTTCTGTATTAGTTGGAACGTTCACTGGTGTTAGATATATTGTTAATCTAACAGACACAATCAACAACAATCAAACTGAAATAATAAATCTTCAAAGAGATTTAAAAGTTGCACAAGAAAAAATAACAGATCAAAACACAAGATTAACTTCTGCAGAATCTACGTGGCAGATGGCAGAGAATTTATACAGACAATTAGCAGATCAAGTTAGAGAACACAGCTACGATATAAAAGATTTAAATAGGTAATCATATGGAGATAGCCAGGATGGACTACAGATTTACTGCAATACTAATTATAATGATGACACTACTAGCTTTGTTTGGTGGACCTGCACATAGTAGAAACGAATACCTTAATGAGTATGGTGCAAGATGTGGAGATTTTGAAACTAGAGTAGAAGCAGAAGATAGAAATGGTAAATATAATCATTATAACAATACTAATAATTATCGTAATGATGATGATAATTATAGATTAAGTTTTACTTACAGAAAATATTTAGGTGTAGATTGTAAAACTATAAACGAAAACGTAAAACTTAAACAACAATTAGAACTAATGAAGATGTGTGGTCGAGTTAATAATAACCCTAGTCTTGCACAGAATGAAAACTTTAGACTGTTAGTTATGAAATGTAGAGGTATTACTCCTACAAGAGACACCACTAGACCGGATGATTCTAAAAGTTTGTGGGATGATATGAAGGATGGCTACAAAAAAGAGAACCCAGAGCTTAATTTAATGGGTGATAAGATCATAGGACCTAGTAAAAGCAAATTGAAAATCCCACCAAAAGACTATATACTGCCTCTACCAAAACCTAAAAATGATTGACAAGTTCTTATATAAATTCTTCGGCACCATGGATAACGCTCTTGAATGGTTAGCTAACAAAATATCTGGACCAAGATGTCAGTGTAAAAAAAATAAAAATGAGAGACACAAAACTAATAAATAAATTTATTGAACAAACTCAAAGAAAATGGAAAGAAATGAATTTGTTTAAAAATCTTAAAAAAGAAGTTGAGACAGGTGCTAAT